ATGGCCGACAAAATTATTGAGATTGGTCTTGCGCCAGTGGAAGAGTATTATGGCTCTGAAGTCATGCTACACTACCCGGGTCTATACGCAGGCTCGACAGATTTGGTTTGCATGCATAATGGCAAAGAAACTATTGTTGACTTCAAACAATCTAACCGTCCGAAAAGGGAAGAATGGATCGAAGATTATTATCTGCAGATTGCCATGTACGCCATGGCCCACGACTACGTCTACGGCAGCAAGATTGAACAAGGAGTTATCATGGTATGCACGCCTGACCTATATTATCAAGAATTCAAAACAGAAGGTGTAAGCCTTCGAGCCTGGAAACACAAGGCACTAAAACGAATCAACATGTATAATGAATTGATACATGATGAGAAAGAGAAAGCTAACGTAAATATGAACCCGGAGGATTTTTTTAATGGAGCGTAAAGATAGAATACATGGGTATTACTTTGATGGTGAGACCCAATGGGTAATGTACGAAGACGAAGATGGTTATATAGAGATGGTAGAAATGGAGGATAACGATGAATGAGAAACTTAGAAACGTTCTAAAGAAGAAATATGAAGCTGAGATTGAAGACGCAAAGTACAAAATCAAATGCTATAGCGATCAAGAACTTATCATACCAGAACACCCTGACATCACAGGTGAGGTTGATAAATTGATGGACGTGATAGCTTCTGCTGAGGATAAGTTGTCCGTAATGCGTCTACATTACGGCGAAAAAGAGGCAGATAAGACCTTATTATAGCCAGCGTATATGTATGGTAAAAAAAATAAAAAAAATAAAAAAAACTACTCTAGAAAAAGTGTCTTTTGTGTCACTTTGCTCTAGAAGTGTTGGTATATATGACTTTAGGGTAGACACTTTTTGCTAAAAAAAAGTGTCATGTGACAGAAAATAGTGTCACCTTACAGTGTGTTTCAGTTTGCCTATGCGCGCGCGATACAAAAAACTAGAAAAACTGATTTTTTTTAGATACATATACAAACATGAAAATTCGAAAGAAAACAAAACACTTTAGAAAAAAAGCTAAACCAATTCCTGTAGAAACTCATGATTTGCCTAACAATGTTAGAGTTGGATACAAAGATATTAAAATTAGATATGTTAGACCTAATTATAAAAAATGGGAATTAACTGATTGTTTTGGTGAGTATGATTACAGACAAAATGTTATACAGGTTCAACATGATTTGTGTGGTCAAGAGATGGCTAACACAATATTTCATGAGATTATGCATGCAGCAGTACAAGTATCTGGTTTGAATCAAGAAAAAGCAGCATTAGAAAAAGCAGAGCATGAAGAGGCTGTTGTTAATCAATTAACTAACGTCATGATGGGTGTATTTAGAGATAATGATTGGATGGTAGATATGCTTAAGACTCAGTTAGAGGACTCAGAAGATGCAGATTGATCTTCAATGACTTCTACAACCTCAGCATCATCTGACAGCAATGCACTATAATCGTCTTCAATCTGTTTCATTTTTGCTTCTATTTGTTCCTCTGTCATATCTTCTAATTTACCATGTTTTATTATTTTTCTGTCTATGTATAGTCCTCCTGCCTTGCCTCGATTTGTTTCAGCGTTTACAGCAGCGGAGAAAGAATTCTTCTTCAAAGCAAGTTGTTTAATTCTAGCTAACTCTGCTATATGGTTTTCATAAGTCACACCAAATTTTAAATCTCTTTCTTGCTCTAATTCATCTCTGTATTTTACTACTAGTGGATTCTGTTTAGGATTCGTAAGCTCCGAGCCTTCCTGTCGACAACGTTTGTGTGAGTAACCGGCTAGCTCTGCTGCTTCCATTTTATTTACAGGTCCGTCAGGTCCACCAAATACCAAGTATTGGCAAAACCTCTTCTGCATTTCTGTTAATCTTTTTGGAACTCCCATGTTGACTTTTTAAGGTAACTATCCTATAAAGTCAATATATGAAAGACAAGCGTACATACAATAAACTGAAAGAACATGGAGAAGATATGAGTCATGAAAATGAATCTAAAATAGATACGTCACCTATTGAACTTTTGACAGAGCAATATAGATCTGACTTAAAACAATATCAGGAGAGGGAAGGTTTGTACATTAGAACTGAAAATCAATTAAGAGCTACAAAACAAATTGTAGTTGATATGGCTGGGACTGTAAGAGAACTACATACACAAAACGAAGGCTTGAAAGCAGAAATTGCTAGACTTAATGAAGAGATTCAACTATTAGAATTACAGATAAAAAAATAATGCGAGTCCAAGACTTACAGCAATTTTTATCTAAATTTACAGAAGGTAAAAAAGATGGTAGCCGGCAAGGTAATGCATTATCTAATGCTGTTATCTATGTAGAGATAAACGGTTACATACACAAAATAGTTAGAATGGAAGTACAAGAACACGCAACACCTATAATAGGACACAAGGGACATAGCGCTCATCGTTTGGTACTTAAAACAGATAAAACTAATAGGATATCTTTACCTCCAAAACTGCAAGTTTAAGCGCAGTGGTTACCTTGAAAAACATATGGGCCCAGAGGCTAAATTTTACCAACAAATTAAAAAAAATTTCAAGTCACTTTCACTTATTAGAATTGAAAACTCTAGCTTACTTGGGACTCCTGATCTATTGGTCTGTAATACTTCTGGGAACTTTTGCACTCTAGAATTAAAGGTTACTAAAGGTAACAAAGTCCGATTTAGTGCGCACCAAATTGCGTTCCATAAACGTCATACTGACAATACATTTATCATGGTAAAGGCCCTTGGTCCTTTACCCAAGAAAACTTCTTCAGTTTTCTTGTATCGTGGTTCAAGAATCTCTGAGCTTGCTGCTTGTGGCTTGGCGCTTGATC